ATTGTGAAATTAATCATTTTAAATAACACGAGGTTGGTTCCTTGATGGTCAGTAGTAGGAAGGAGAAACAAATTATGACTAAAGCAAAACAGGTTGAAGTTATTAAACAGAGAATTGATTTTGAAAAAGATTTTCTTGATGAACAAATCAAATGTAGAAACAAAGCAAGAAAAGAGTTTGAAGAATGTACACCCAAAGAATACAAAGAAAAGAAATTAAATCTTGATACATGTTACACAGCTGTTTCTAAACAGTACATGTATATAAGTGGCGTTCTTGATGTTGCACATATTTTAGGACTTATTTCAAATGATGAATACGGGAAATTGTGTAAGCAAGTATTTGATGGCGTTTTTAGCTAGAAAGGAGGGAAATAGCATGGCATATCAATTACAACTAGTACTGTTGGATAGTAAGAAACTTTCATTGGAGATAGCAAAAAGTAATAGTTCAGTTACAGCTTTTTCAAAGAAATGTGGAGTACACCGCCAAACTATTGCTGAAATCATCAATAGAGGGGTCAGCTGTAGATTCTTAACAGCTTATAAAATTGCAAAAGGTTTAAATTTAGAAGTTGAAGATCTTGTATTAAAGGAGGGATAGCTCATGGATGAAAATAACATCTCAGTTGAAGAAGTTATGAAGATTACTCATAAGAGTAGAGAATTCATTATCAATGCAATTCAACAAGGATGCTTTCCAGGAAGTGTTGCGATAGCTAACAAAAGAAGAAACGTACACATTCCAAGAAAAGCATTTGAGGACTACATGAATAAGTTCAGCAGAAGTCCTAGTGAGCAATTGATTATTGCATTGCTTAATTCTTTAAATGAAAAAAGTGCCCTTGAAAAAAGGACACACAACATAGCACATAAATTATAAACAAATTCGGGAGGAATTGCAAATATGAGATTAACTCAAAAAGCACAAATTACCCTTTTGGGGGGATTTGTTGCAGCACTTATATTAAGTGGTATTGGTTTTGCTCAAGCAAAATCAGTAGAAGCCAAATATGAAGAACAATCTAAACAAATTGAGCTATATAAGAGTGAACTTAATGATGCTCAAGGTCAACTTCAAGAATACACAAAGTACAAAGCTATGTATGAATGTATCCAGGTAGAAAGAAATCAACTACAAGAACAAGTTGATGAACTTTCTAAATGAAAAGCACTTGGCCAGTTTACCATAACGTATTATTGGCCAGGAGAAGACATCTATGGAAGTTTAACTTCTACAGGTGTAATTGCACAAGAAGGTAAAACCATTGCGGTAGATCCTTCAATCATTCCTTATGGTTCTACAGTTTTGATAGATGGAAAAGAATATCTAGCTCAAGACTGCGGAGGAGCTATCAAAGGAAACAAAATTGATATCTTTAGTGAATATCCAAAACAAGAAAGATATCAAGTAGAAATATACATCAAAAGGGAGAAATAAAAATGGATAAGTTTCTAGAAAGTATTATTCAAGCCGCTAAAGATGCGGGTGCAAAAGATATTGAAGTAGTAAAAATCAGTGGAAAGGATTTAACTTTTGGGCCTGAAGAAAAGCCTAAATTGAACATTATCAGATTGCTTTCAACAGCTCACTATGATGAAGATGGCAATCTTATTATTGAAATGGATGCAGGATTAGGAATTAGCGGAAGTGATTTCTTAAGTGAAGCATACGGTATTTCAGAAAAACAAGTAAAGGATATTTATGAATCAGCAATAAATGAGTTCGAAAAATGTACAGGTACATTAATAAAACTTATTGAAAATAAAATTGAAGAAAGAGACAAAGGGGAAAGTAAAGATGTCAGTGAAGATTAATGCATTGGAGTTAGAAAACGTTAAAAGAATCAAAGCAGTTAAGATTGATCCAACACAAAATGGATTGACTATTATTGGTGGGGACAATAACCAAGGTAAGACTTCGGTACTTGACAGTATCGCATGGGCTTTAGGTGGAGATAAAAATAAGCCCAGCAACGCTGCAAGAGAAGGCTCAACTATTCCACCAGTTTTAAAAGTTACATTAAGCAATGGAATTATCGTTGAAAGAAAAGGAAAGAACAGTTCTTTAAAAGTTACTGATCCTAGCGGTAAGAAAGCAGGACAAAACTTGTTGAATTCTTTCATTGAACAGCTTGCGTTGGATTTACCAAAATTCATGAACAAGACAAACAAGGAAAAGGCGGAAGTTCTTTTAAATATCATCGGAGTTGGAGATCAATTAGCTGTTTATCAAAAACAAGAAAATGAGCTTTATCAGGAAAGATTGACAGTAGGTCGTATTGCTGATCAAAAAGCTAAGTTTGCTAAGGAACAACCGTTCTTTGAAGATGCACCTAAGGATTTGGTAAGTCCTCAAGATTTAATCAATCAGCAACAGGCTATTCTTGCTCAAAATGGTGAGAACCAAAGAAAAAGAGAAAAGGTCACTCAATATGAGTATCAGGTTAAAACCTTAACGGATGAAGTAGCACGCTATGAACAAATGCTAAATCAAAAGAAAGAGGAATTGAACAAGGCTACATATGATTTAAGCGTGGCCAAAACAGATGCTTTAGATTTATTGGATCAATCAACTGATGAACTAGAAAAGAACCTAGCTGAAATTGAAGAAACAAATCGCAAGGTTAGAGCAAATCTTGATAAGGAAAAAGCTGAAGAAGAAGCAAAAGGCTATAAGTCACAATATGACAACCTTACAAATCAAATTGAAGATGTACGTAAACAAAAATATGACTTATTGAACAATGCGGATTTACCATTGCCTGAATTAAGTATTGAAGATAATGAATTGACTTACAAAGGGAAAAAATGGGACAGCATGAGCGGAAGTGACCAATTAAGAGTTTCTACTGCTATCGTTCGTAAATTAAATCCTGATTGCGGTTTTGTCTTATTAGACAAGCTAGAACAAATGGATCTAAGAACTCTAACAGAGTTCAATGCATGGCTTGAACAAGAAGGACTGCAAGCTATTGCAACAAGAGTATCTACTGGTGATGAATGTTCAGTGATCATTGAAGATGGCTATGTTAAAGAAACTGGACTTCAACCAATAAATCCTCAACCAACATGGAAAGCAGGTGAATTCTAATGGATTTTGAAATTACTGAAGGAGTAATAAACGGAGCACAAAAAGTTGTTTTCTATGGTCCTGAAGGAATTGGTAAAACAACTTTTGCAATGAAATTTCCAGATCCTTTATTTATTGATACTGAAGGATCTACTAAAAAATATGATGTAAGAAGATTACCAAAGCCAACGAGCTGGCAAATGCTGATTGCGGAAGTTCAATCAGTCATTCAAAAAAGAAACTGTAAAACACTAGTTATCGATACTGCCGACTGGGCTGAAAGATTATGTACGGAAGCTATCTGTGCAAAACATGGTAAATCAGGTGTAGAAGAATTTGGATATGGTACAGGTTATACCTATATTGCTGAAGAATGGGGAAGATTTCTTAATCTTCTCCAAGATGTCATAGATGTGGCCAATATCAATGTTCTTTTAACGGCTCATGCGACTATTCGTAAATTTGAACAGCCTAATGAAATGGGTGCTTACGATCGTTATGAATTAAAGCTTGGAAAGAAAACAACAGCACAAACTGCACCTATTACTAAAGAATGGGCAGATATGGTTTTATTTGCAAACTACAAAACATTCAGCGTGGCTGTAGATGATAAAGGTAAAAAGCATAAGGCACAAGGCGGTCAACGTGTCATGTATACGTCGCATCACCCTTGCTGGGATGCAAAGAATAGGGATGGATTACCTGAAGAACTGCCACTTGATTTTGGAGCAATCGCTCATTTATTTGCTCACCAATTAAATGAGAATGTTTTACCTGCACCAGTAGTAAACACTACACCTGTTATGAATACTGTTCCTCCAGTTTCTCGAGAAGAACCAAAAGTTGAGGAAATCAAAGTAGATAAGGAATTACAAACAGGTGGAATTCAAGAAGCAGCACCTACTGTAAATGCAGCTTCAGTACAACAAACTGTACAAAGTACGATTCCAAAACCATTGAAGGATTTAATGGATCAAAATCTTGTAACTGAAGAAGAAGTTAGAAAAGCGGTCAGCTTCAAAGGATATTATCCTGAAGACACACCAATTGATAATTATGATCCAAACTTTATCAATGGAGTATTAATAGGTGCTTGGCCACAAGTATTAAAAATTATTAACGAAAATATCAGAGCGTTTTAGGAGGATGATTAAATGGATGCATATAACAACGGGATGAATAACGGAATGATGGAAGGTCATGAATTAGGATGGGATGATACCATCCAAGAAGAAAGTGAGTTCATTATCTTACCTGCAGGTGATTATGACTTTACTGTAAAAAGTTATGAAAGAGGAAGATTCAACGGCTCTGAAAAGATGTCGGCCTGTAATCAAGCAATCGTAAGTATTGCTATCAACTATAACGGTAAAGAAGTCATCATTAAACATAGATTATTACTTCATACAAAAGTTGAAAGAATCTTAAGTGAATTCTTTAGAGGGATTGGACAAAAGAAAAAAGATGAACCATTAAAGATGAACTGGACAATGGTTCCTGGTTCAACAGGACGCTGTAAGATTGGTACAAGAACTTACAATGGCAATGAATACAATGAAATCAAAAAATTCTATCCAAAAGATGAAATGCCAGTTACACCACAAGCAACACCTAACTATAATCCAGGACAATTCTAATGCAGTTAAGATCTTATCAACAAGAGGCACATGATTCTATATTTGAAGAATGGAACAAGGGAGTTCAAAAGACTCTCCTTGTTTTGCCTACTGGTTGTGGAAAAACAATCGTCTTTGCTGAGGTTGCCAAAGACTGCGTAAAAATTGGGGATAGAGTTCTTATTATGGCACATAGAGGGGAACTGCTTGAACAGGCAAGTGACAAGATTGCTAAGTCAACAGGACTTAAATGTGCTATGGAAAAAGCAAAAGAAACATGTATTGGAAGCTGGTTCAGGATTGTTGTTGGTTCAGTACAGACACTACAAAGAACCAAGAGATTAGAACAGTTTCCAAAAGATTATTTTGACACGATCATTATTGATGAAGCACATCATTGTTTAAGTGATGGTTATCAAAGAGTATTGGAATATTTTGACAGCGCTAAAGTATTAGGTGTAACGGCTACACCTGATAGAGGAGATATGAGAAATCTAGGAAGCTTCTTTGAAAGTCTAGCTTATCAGTACACACTTCCAAAAGCTATCAAAGAAGGGTATCTAACACCTATAAAGGCACTTACGTTACCGCTAAAGATGGATTTGTCCGGGGTCGGAGTTCAGTCTGGTGACTTCAAGGTAAGTGATATAGGAACTGCGTTGGATCCTTATCTTGAACAGATAGCAAAGGAAATGAAAAAGTATTGTAAAGATAGAAAGACAGTTGTTTTTCTTCCTTTAGTCAAAACTTCTCAAAAGTTCAGAGATATTTTAAATTCTAATGGATTTAAGGCTACAGAAGTCAATGGAGACAGTAAGGATCGTGCGGAAATATTAAAAGATTTTGAAAATGACAAATACAACGTCTTATGTAATTCAATGCTGTTAACTGAAGGATGGGATTGCCCTAGTGTTGACTGCATTATCGTTTTGCGACCAACGAAAGTGAGAAGTTTATACTCACAAATGGTCGGTCGTGGTACTCGTCTATGTGAAGGCAAGGACCACCTGTTACTACTTGATTTTTTATGGCATACGGAACGCCATGAATTATGTCATCCAGCCAACTTGATTTGTGAAAACGATGAAGTGGCCAAACAGATGACAAAGAATTTAGAAGATAAAGCAAGTGCATCACTTCCTGAAGATGTACTTGAAGCAATAGATATAGAAGATGCTGAAAAAGAAGCTCAAAGTGATGTCATTGCTCAAAGAGAAGAATCACTTGCAAAACAGCTTGCTGAAATGCGTAAAAGAAAGAGAAAACTTGTTGATCCATTACAGTTTGAAATGAGCATCATGGACCAAGACTTACAAAGTTATACACCATCATTTGGATGGGAAATGGCACCAGCAAGTGAAAAACAAATAAAGGCATTGGAAAAATATGGAATCTATCCTGACAGTGTCGACAATGCTGGAAAAGCAACTTTGCTGTTAGACAGATTGCATAAAAGACAAGAAGAAGGATTGGCTACACCTAAACAAATTAGGCTGTTAGAAAACAAAGGATTCAAACAAGTTGGAACATGGTCTTTTGAATCGGCTAGAAAAATAATTAATAGAATAGCAGCCTCCGGGGG